CCTTATCGTAAGTCTGACCGTCACCAATCCCTAAATCTCCACCATCAGGATTGTAATAACCAAAGTATCCACCCGGACCAATAGCCAGAGGGATTCTCATATCTCTTTCTGAGATAACCTCTGTCTCTTTCTTTTCTACTGTTGAAAAGAACTTAGCAGATTCAAGCTCGTAAAGCATTGACAGCTTCTTACGAACCTTTTCCATTTCAACAGAGAGTAATTGTGTACCACCAACAGCCATGATTTAACCCCTATTTCAGGTATTTTGGTTTACCGTTTAAGATATCCATATCGGTAGTTCTAGAGCGGTCTACTCTGCTGAAATCAATCTTCTCATCGCTTTTATTGCCACCCAACCCAGCAGGTACAAGTCGGCGTGACTCAGCTTTCTGAGAATCTTTAACTTTAATTCCCGCCTCACGTAAAACTTTATTTCTAATTGATGGAAGTGCTTGCTTAGCTCTCTGAAGATAAGCTTTAATAATTCTAGACTTCCAATCTGACGAAAATTTTGATGACTTAGCTTGCTCAAATAAAGAATTAATACCACCAATATATCTTTTATCTTGACCTAGAATCTGGTCTACACCAAGAAATACATCTCTTATAACATTTCGCTTCTGATAATCATCTAACTTGATACCATCTAGTTCTTTAGTAATAGCAAGCTTCATAGAATGATTTACTACTTCAGTAATAGAAGTACGAAATTCATCTAGTCGAGATACTTCAAACTCTTGCTTCTCTCGTTCCCATTCTTCTTGCTCTTTAGTCTTAGTAGTTTTCTTCCTCTCCTCTAAAGGAGCATTGATATCCTGTGTTTCAAACCAATAGTTATGAGCATGAATAGCTACAGCAGCTAGATTCTTATTACCAGTTTTCAAAGCATCATTATACATAGACATCAAAGCCTTCTTCATAGGCTTTAACATCACCTCACCATATAGCTGAGGATTAATCTTACCAATAGATTCTAACACAGTATGAGAGAAATCTTCAAATGCACTCTCATCAGTATTCTTGATTGCTTTAAGAAAGTTTCCAGTCTTACTAACGTCACCAGAAGCTAAATCAGCATACATTGCAGAGAGAAGATTTGTATTTCTAACCGCTGTCTTAGCTTCTTCTACAGTAGAGAATACTTCTCCAAACTCTTTATCTCTCTCTAATGCTTCACGTAAACCTGGAACCTTCTTAAATAAATCAGGAGCTACTTTCTTAATGGCCTTAGATAAATCAGACGAATATAAAACCTTTTCATCTGACTCATCTGATTCCTCATCATCTTCCTCTTGTTCTTCCTCATCATCTACTTCATCTTCATCCTCAGACCCATCAGATTCTTCTCTATCATCTTCTCCTTCATCATCGGATTCTTCTTCTTTTTCTTCTTCGTCATCTCCTTCTCCACTGGAAACATCTTTTTCATTATCTCCCTCTTTCTGATTTAATACATCTTTGTCAGTTGGTTCAGATACGGTAGTATCAACACTACCATTACCTTCAGGACTATAGAATACTTTAGGATTAAACATTATCCACCTACTCTAGTAGAAGCTGAATCAGGTTCTTTACCCGGAGGTGTTTCATTTGGAATATCGGTTCTCATCTGTTGCATCATTTGGTGAGCTTTCCAATGAAGAACAACATTCTGATAACCGGGAGGATTATCTACTTTAGCTTTCTGTCCCTTAGAACTATTGAGCCATACCTTACAGACTTCCATCTCTACCATATGGTCATCAAATTCTTCAGGAACAATAGATGATTCCATACCTAATGGAGAATTTTGAGATGGTTGTGGTTGCTGTTGTAAGAGTAAAGAAATCTCACGATATTGTTTAGTTCTATCATTAATGCCAGGAATATATAGTTCAGGAATAGCTAGAGCTTTCTTCACCAACTCATTATTCTGTGGGTGAGAAAGCATATTCATTAACATTGGGTCTTTAGACTGAACAAGTTGCATTAAGGTGTCTTTAATCTGACCCTGAGAAATAGGTAAGAGTTCAGAGAACTCTGGTTCACAATTACCTACTTCACCTTGCTTCAAAGCCATATGGTCAATATTAGTAGTTTGATATCCAGCAGAAGTTTTGTCAACTAATTTCTCATCATACTCTAAAGCATCAGCATATTCTTTTGTAGCTTTATCAATAACATCAGCCCAAAGATAAGAGGCAATAGCTGAGATAGTTCCTAAACGCTGTAGAGCCTGATTCTGTGATTTCGTATATTCTGTTGCAGTAGATGTGCCGGGAACAGCACCACCATAAACAGTAGGGAAATCACCAGTTACAAATTCAGCAAGATTCTTATACTTAGCAGTAAGTCCCATTACCTCTGGAGATAATTGAGCAGTCTTAGTCTCAAAGAAATTATCTCCAATATTCTTACCAGGTTCTTTAAATGCCTGAGTGACATTACCCGGCTTAGCTTGAGCATTACCATACTTATTAAAATCAATAGCATCAGATGCAATAAAGATTTCAGAGATACCATGCTCCATTGTCTGAAGTTCTAGCTCATCTATTTCAGCATTGATATCCTGAATCATGGCTAGGTTAGTTCCTAACGGTTCACCATGAATAGACGATGAGCGAGGGTCAATACCAATAGTCCAATGGTCATCTATATCTTCACCATTAATTTCCACTGGTTCATTATTGATATAGATTACATAACAACCCATTGGATAAGTTTTCTTAATGTTATTTACCAAATCTCTATTAACTGAGTCACCGGGACCAGTAATCAATTCAAACTGCCACGGTCTATACCATACACACTTAACTATAGCAGTATTCTGTGGTTGATTATTAAGGAATACAGAAGGATATCGAACCATTGAGTCTACTGAAATATCAGCAGTAGATGATTCAATATTCTCAACTAATGGTTCTTCACCATTTGGACCGGGAACACAGAAAATAGAACGTAATGCTGCAATAGGCTGGTCAAACTTAAGAATTAGGAAGCCACAATGTTCAGGAGATTTAGCAGTATAAGGAACTTTTACATTAAGAACACCAAAAGGTTCAATAATAACTCTAGACTTCTCTTTTTCTACTTGAATCTGGACAGGAACCTGAACAGTTTGCGGTGTAACTTCTGTAGTAATGGGATTGTTACATGATTGACAGGTAATTGAGACTGGCTCTTGACCACCTTCACCATATTGAAATCCACAAATAGGACAATCATGAGAATAGGAAGTTTGTTCTTCTAATGAAGTTTCTTCTACATGGTAAAATCCAAACTTCCTATCCTTCTTGCTATATGAATAGACGAAAGGAGTACCTTGATTGAAGAAGATTGATAAGATTTTTATATATAAGAGTTTAGCTTTATTATGTTTCTGAATTAGTTTAGCTAAGGATGAGAAAGCCTCAGCCTTATCAATATCATCAGGGTTATCTGCATCTGCTGGAAAGAATAAAACAGATGGAACACCAACAGTTAAGGCTGCAATGATAGATTCACCATGAGGACGATAGATATTTATAATTCTAGGTGGAATACCTTCTGATTCTTTCTCATCCCAATTAGGAATGGTCCAATCATTGAGAAGGTTATCCCAGAATAAGGTAACAATATTATTGAAATACAGTTCTAACCGTTTAGCTTTCCTTACCCAAGCATAATGAACAGTCTCATCCTCTCTTTCACACTTAGACAGTAAGTCTGAAAGGAGAGACTTTAACTCATCAGGGACAGCAGTAGCTTGCTTAGCTTTAGGAGTATCAGTAGAATTTAATACTTCTGTATCTTCAATCATTTACTTCTACTCTATCATATCCTTCTTCCACAATTATAGGTGTGTGACGAATCTTTGCACCTAATACATTCTCTCTAATTCTCTGATGAACTGACTTATAACCTCTAGAAGATGTAAACTCTACAGGTTCTTTAACTCGTTCAGTCGATACATCATATAGTTTAGCCTTAAGAGAGGCTACTTCATCTTGAAGGTAAACAATAAATTCATCTTTAGACCTAATTAACTCTGCGAAAGCTACGTCGTCTAAACGTATTAGTTTCCTTCTTTTTAGATTCCAAGTATTCCATCTTCCTATAAAAGCTTGTTTGATTGCCATCAGCCAATTCATTTATA